GGTTTGACATTCAATCGCGTTGGAAACTTCCATGGCACCGCGCGCACGACACTATGATTATGGCGCACATCATTGATCCGCTTGGTGTGGGCGCACTAAAACGTCTTGCAGCTCTATATGTTGACGGGCGTGCGGTTGCTCTTCAAGATACGTTAGATACAGAGTTAGCAACTAACGGCTGGACATGGGGCACCGTTCCGACTAATTTTCAACCTTACTGGGCATACGGTGCGTTAGACTGCATCTTAACTATGCGCCTGTGGGAAAAGTTTTATGAAAAGTGTGGACCTTACGGTCCGTACAACAGGGCATATGAATTAGAAATGGCAACACGTCGCATCGTTACCCGTATGGAAATCAACGGTGCACGTATCGACCTTGACTACTCTAAGAAGAAATTTGACGAGTTAACAGAGTACGCGAGCTCGGTTAAGACGTGGGCTAAGGAAAAGTATAACGGTGTCTCTATCGGCAGCAACATTCAACTAGTGCGCTTACTAGAATCTCTTGGCGCAGAGATTAACGAGTACACTCCTTCGGGACAAAAATCAGCTTCAAAGGATCAACTTAAGCTTCTTACTATTGAAGGCAACGACGAGGTAAAGTCCTTAGCTGAAATCGTATTGAAGCAACGTAAGGCAGATAAGCTTGCCAATACATATTTTGCAAACTTTCTTAACGATAACGTCAACGGATTTGTTCACCCTTCTGTAAAAACGCTTGGCGCTCGTACCTCGCGCATGTCAATCCAAAACCCTGCGCTGCAGACACTGCCTAAGGGCGATGACGTCGTGCGTCGTGCGTTTATTCCTAAGGACGATGACCACGTCATTATTACCTCTGACCTTGACCAGGTTGAGTTTAGAATGGTTGCGTCTCTTACGGGAGATCCAAACCTTATCGGTATGTTTCATCAGGCAGATCTCACAGGATCAGATCCGTTCACTGAAATTGGAAAAGAAGTATACAGCGATCCAAACTTCCAGCGTTCTGATAAACGACGCGGTCTTATTAAAGGCATGATCTACGGTCGTCTCTATGGCGCAGGTGTTGCAAAGCAAGCGCTTACCGCAGGCGTGCCCGAGAACATAATGAAGACCGTAGTCAACCAGTTTGACGCACGCTTTCCAGGCATGACCGGTTTTCAGCAAAAAATTGAAGATGTTGGAATGCGTCGTCTCAAGGCAGAAGGCCAAGGATACGTCCACACATGGACAGGCCGTAGGCTTCCTTGCGATGAAGATCGAGTTTACACGTTACTTAACTATCTAGCCCAGGGAGGTGCGGCTGAGATCTTTAAGGCAAATCTTGTAAAACTAGATCAGGCAGAGTTGACCGAACTTCTAATCGTACCTGTACACGATGAAATTGTTCTTAACGCACCACGTAACGACGTTGAAGAAATTAAACGTATCGTTAAGGAGTGTATGACAACTACCGAAGGTTGGGCAGTTCCGCTTACAGCAGGCATTGATGGTCCTATGGAAAACTGGGGAGAAAAATACTAGTGAAAATGATCTTATCGGTAGACCCAGGTAAGGCAACAGGAATGACACTGTTCTCTTTTGAAAGAGGGCAGGAGCCAGTCTTAATCTGGGCAGGTGAGTATCAGCAGGAAGAGTACGCCAAGCCTATCCGTGACACTCTCGTTGAATATCCTGATGTGACCGTTGTCTGTGAGCGCTTTATCATTAACGCTCAGACTGCTAAAAAATCACAGGCTCCATACAGCCTTGAGCAAATTGGCATTCTTAAGCAATGTCTTATGGACGCAGGAAGAAAGGCAGATGACGTTATCTTCCAGTCACCTTCCGACGCAAAGGCGATGTTTGATAATCCTAAACTTAAGAAGCTGGAGTACTGGCATAAGGGCGGTGAAGGACACGCACTTGATGCGATACGACATGCCCTATTACAGTGTGTAAAGCTTGGATGGATCCCTAGAAGGCTCCTACAATAAATAAAGTAGATACTAAGCAGAAATAATAAACAACTTCTGCAAAATCCTGTTAGTATAGCGAAATAATGACGAAAGGAACGACAAACAGTGCCAGTTGACGTAGAGCTCGACGAGTCGGGCAAGCACGTAATAATCAATACTGAGTGGCGTCTTAAGGAACTTTGCAAAAGTATTCCTGGAGCAAAGTGGGACGCAAGAACTCAGGTTTGGAACGTGCCTACAAGTTGGGCAACATGTTTGGCATTACGTAGTACATTCAAAACTGACCTTCAAATTGGCCCTAGATTGACCGCCTGGGCATCTAACGAAGTTGCCACACGTATTACCCCGGCGAACACATTACGTGACCTAGAAACCCTGGAAGAGGGCAACGAGGACCTGTTCCCACATCAGCGTGCAGGCGTCAAATTCCTATCGGTAGCCCGTAGAGCGTTACTAGCAGACGAACCTGGTCTAGGCAAGACAGCGCAGGCAATTCGAGCATTAAAAAAACTACAGGATGACGGCGAGGATGTTTTTCCCGCGCTTATCGTTTGCCCTAATACCCTCAAGAAGAACTGGAAGCGCGAGTTCGATATGTGGTGGCCTGGAGTTGACGTAGAGGTTATTAAGGGATCAGCAACTCAACGCCGTAAGGTCTTCGAGGAAGAGGCTGACGTATACGTCATTAACTGGGAGTCCTTGCGCTCTCATTCTAGGCTTTCTTCCTACGGCTCTATTGCCCTTGCGCGGTGTCAAGAATGCGGCGGGCATGACGAGAAGGTTACTATAAATCGCTGCGAGGTTCACAAGCGAGAACTTAACATGATTGACTTTAAGTCTGTAGTTGCAGACGAGATTCACCGCTCTAAGGAGCCAAAATCTAAGCAATCGCGTGCCCTATGGGCCGCAACAGGTGATGCAGATATTCGTTTTGCACTAACTGGAACACCTATAGCAAACAATGTATTAGACTTATGGTCAATCCTTCACTGGCTATCGCCTGAAGAGTGGCCAAGCAAGACACGTTGGGTTGACCGCATGGTTAACGTAATGTTGAATGCCTTTGGCGGCATGATGGTGTTAGGCGTAAAGCCTCACATGGAGGAAGAGTTCTACGCAACTGTAAATCCACGCATGCGTCGTATGCTCAAGGCAAAGGTATTGCCTTGGCTTCCTGAGATGATGTTTGAACGTCGTGATATTGAAATGTCTACTAAGCAAAAGAAAGCTTATGACCAGATGCGCGACACGATGATTGCAGAGTTAGAATCTGGAGATGCGATTACCGCACCTTCAGCGCTTACACAGACTATTCGTTTACTTCAGTTTGCAAGTTCATACGCAACTATCGACGTAAATGAAGACACCGGAGAGATGCGTGCAGTTCTTACCGAGCCTTCTTGTAAGGTTGATTCTCTTATGGACGACATTGAAAACGGCGACTTTGGAGATGACTCCGTTGCGGTGTGCGCGGTGTCACGTCAGTTGATTGATTTACTTAGTGCAGAAATGACTAAGGCTAAGATTCCACATGGTCTCATCACTGGTGCCCAGGACGAGGATGAACGTCAACAGGCGGTTGACGACTTCCAGTCCGGCAAGATCAAGTGGATACTTTTTACAGCGCAGGCTGGTGGTGTTGGTATTACACTTACCGCGGCACGACGTTTAGTGATGTTACAGCGTCCATGGTCACTTGTAGATCACAAGCAGGCACTTGACCGTGTTCACCGTATCGGATCTGAAATCCACGACTCAATTATCGTCACAGACTATGTTACAGACGGTTCTATCGAGGAACGAGTAATTCAAGTTTTATCAACTAAGGCTGATAACTTTGAACAAATCGTAAAAGATAAAGATAAGCTTCTCTCACTACTCAAAGACGATAAGGCAGGAAAGCTATGACCCAGCCAGTAAGAATCTCAAACTCAGAAATCCAAACCTTCAAGGATTGTCGCAGACGCTGGTGGCTTAGTTATTACCGACGCCTACAACCTAGAACTCAACAGATGACAGGTGCACTTGCGCTCGGTTCTCGAGTTCACGAGGCACTTGATATGTACTACGGCAAGGGCATCCCGCTTCTTGAGGCTCACTCTGAACTTGTTGTGAAAGATAAGTTAATTCTTGAGGCTTCATTCCGCGATACATATGATTTAGACTCCGAGGCTGAGCTTGGTCGCATCATGCTTGAAGGCTACCTACAGTGGGTTGACGAAAACGGTATTGACTCTGAACTTGAAATGATTTCTACTGAAGAGATCATCGAGATGCCTTTGCTTAACGGCGAGGTTATCCTGCAAGGTAAGATTGATATGCGCGTACGTCGTAAGGCTGACGGAGTACGTATGTTTAGAGACTTTAAGACGGTAGGAGGCTCGTTTACCGACTTCTCTGCTATGGCGCACATGAACGAGCAAATTCTTACGTACATGATGCTTGAAACAGCGCAGAACAAAGAAGGTGAACGCTCTGAAGGCGGAATCTTTACTATGTTAAAGAAGGTTAAGCGCTCTGCAAACGCAAAGCCACCTTTCTACGAACAAATTGAAGTTCGTCATAATGTTTTTGCCCTGCGCTCATTTTGGCAACGTATCCACGGTGTTTTAACAAACATGATGGGTGCACGCAAGGCACTTGATGAAGGCGGAGATCACAGATTTATCGTGTACCCAAGTCCTTCGCGCGATTGCAAGTGGAAATGCTCATTCTTCTCTATATGTCCGATGTTTGATGACGGGTCTGCTGCTGAGGCTGCACTTGAAGACGCGTTCCAACCGTCAGATCCCTACGCCTATTATGGCGTAGAAGAGAAGAAGGGTAACGCTTAATAATGTTAAACAAACACAAAGAGATGAAAGGAAACAGTGATGTCTGACGTACAACGTTCGTTGACTATCATGGTTTACGGCGAATCAAAGGTTGGTAAATCAACCTTCGCGGTAACCGCACCATATCCACGTCTCATGCTTGACGTTGAGGGTGGGCATCGATTCCTACCTATCACCGTTAAGTACTGGGACCCTATTCGAGAAGAACCACCAGTTGCCGATGGCACCTGGGACACGGTAGTCGTTAACGTTCGCGACTACGATGTTGTTCTCAAAACATTCCAGTGGTTACAAACTGGAAAGCATCAGTTCAAGTCACTTATCATTGATTCCATCTCTGAACTTCAAGTGAAGTGCATGGATTCAATTGCGGGCACTGAACAAATGAAGATGCAACAATGGGGCGAGTTGCTTCGTCACATGGGCGCGCTATTGCGTGACCTACGTGACCTTACAATGCACCCTACACAGCCGTTAGAAGCTGTTGTACTAACTGCTATGGCACGACCTGGAGCAGACGGACGTTCACGTCCTTATCTACAGGGTCAGCTTGCAATTCAAGCACCGTACTTCTATGACATCCTTGGCGCAATTACAGTAGAAACGTTTCCTAATCCGGACCCGCTGCAATCACCGTTTAAGGCACGTCGTATGTACGTAGAACGTACAGACGAATACGAAGCAGGCGAGCGAGTACAAGGTAGACTTGGAAAGATCGTTGAACAAGAAAACCTTGGTATCGAACGCATGCTTGACATGATTTTCGGTCCAACTACACCAGCAGTAACACCACCAACAACAACTAAGTCAGGAGAATAAACCAGATGAGTTCACTCAATTGGGGCGATCTTGTAAAAGACGCCGGAGATGTAGGCAGTTTCGAACCACTACCAGACGGTGACTACGATCTTGTAGTTCAAGAAATCGTCGCAAAGGTTTCACAATCGGGCAAGACTATGTTCTCGCTTAAAGCACAGGTCCAGGGAGGCGCGCACAATAAGCGTCTTGTTTGGGATAACTTAGTTGTTACTCCAGAGTCACCTGCTGCTCTTGGTATGTTTTTCCGCAAAATGGCAGCTCTCGGTTTAGGCCGCGAGTTCTTTGCAACAAGTCCTTCTAACGCTGCAATCGAGCAGGCTGCTAAGGGACGCGCATTTCGTGCACAGGTTGGCTCTCGCACATGGCAGGGTCAAAAGAAGAACGAAATTAAGATGTACTACGTGTCTACAGCCGCAGCGGGAGTTCCTACAACTGCTGCAGCAGCACCTGCACCAGCGCCCGCACCTGCACCAGCTCCGGCGCCCGCCGCTGCTCCAGTAGCAGAAGCACCAGCTCCGGCGCCCGCCGCTGCTCCACCTGCTGCTCCGTTCTAAATAGCAGTCTAAGTAAGTCTGGTTTATCATCTATTCCTGGTAAAGTGAATAGGTGATACTCCAAATCTACTTAGAAAGGTAGCGGGCATGAAGGTTCTAATTACAGGATTTACCGCACTCCAAATTAACACGGAGAAGCGTACGATCCAAAAGATTGACGTGCCTGCTTCTATCGCAAAGGCATTGCGTGAAGCTGGCCATGACGTTGATTGGCGCAAGGTTACGCCAGGCGAGGATCTTTCATCTTACGATGTTGCGTGGGTAAACCTTGCACCGTTAAACTCACTTAACGGACGTCAAGGTGCGATGGGTGCACTCTATACTTTATCATCTGGATTACCTTGTGTAGGATTCTTTGATGATTGGCAATTTAATACCGTGTTCAACGGTGCTCGTGCTTTAATTCGTAAACCTGAGATGTTGTATAAGCATCTGCTTGTGGGA